TCTGATACAATACCATCACCAAAGTTTGTTTCTATAACTAGTTTTTTAACATCATACTTCTTACAGCCACGTAGGATATCTAGAAGGGTTCGGTCTGAATATCCGTCTTTATAAGCTCGCATTTCGTGCAAGTACAGTATACCGTTTCGCTGGGAGAGATAAGCCGCTGCTGTCTCATCTGAGCCTCTACCCGACGGGTCAACTGAGCAGATTGTCTCGGTGTAAGCACCCCACTCCCCTTGCTGTTGCATTGGACTGTAGAAATAATCTCCAGGTAAACCGACAGTGGGAGCGTCTTTAATAACATTGGCTGGATCGGAGCACCATATGATGTTCTCGGGAGCAGACTTAGGGTTAACGCTAGTAACAATAAGATCTGCCATTTTAAGCGGGAATTTGTCAGCATCACTAAGACTCGTGTCTAACATGAACTGTAGCATGAAGTTCGACCGTCCCATGGACGCTTCACGCTGTATTAAATCTTCGTTATCGAAGCGGTCATCTGTTACGTTCCAGGGTTCTGCTCCGGTATCAATATCGGCTTGAAGGGTAGGGGCGAGGAGTCCCTCATACTTACTGGCATCACGGGGATAACGTGCTGGCCACACGAAAGGGCGATAATTCCTTTCTGCAAGTTTTCTATAGACGGTGAAGTTGTTCTGAGGAGTACCCAGGAACATAATTCTGCTATCATCTTTCGGTGTTAGGATAGATTCTGATTCAGTACAGAGTTGTAAAAGTTTCTCCCTCATCAATTCTGTCATCGAGTTGCCAGGAACTTCGATGTCGTCTAGAATCATTAGGTCGGCTCGGCTGCCAGTCAATTGGCCAGTAATCCCGACGGATTTGACTGATGGCGCTTGGTGGGGAGAGCAGTTTACGTCGAAAGAGATCCGACTCCATCTGGCGTCGTCGCTCTTCGGTTTCAAATGGTTCAACCATGGTGTCTCAATAATCAGTTTTTGTAGGAAGATAGACATGTTATCTGCACGCTCTTTCGATGCGGAGATAATCATAATTTTCTTTTCTGGATTATTAAACAATGTCCACAACACAAAGGCGCCTGTAATCCAGCTCTTCCCGACTCCTCGGAATGCCTGGATCTGTAAACGCTTTGGACCGTGTTGTAGGTAGTCAGCAATAGAATACTGTGCTCTTGTAGGATTAGGGAGGTCCAGCTGTCCCCACAGGGCTTGTAGGAACAGCTTAAAATCATCCTGCAAGGCTTGGATAACGTCTTGCATAAGTTAGTTAGTTAACGGCGGCAGCCTCAGCTCTTTCAGCATCTCTACGACGTCTCCTACGTTCAGTGCCACCAAGGTTTTCTGTAGGAACAATTTCAGGTGTAAAGTCAAGAACTGGTGCAGGTTTAGTACCTTCAATAGCTGCAACTTCATCTGCTGCTTCTTGTTGAACATCAGCACGGTTACGTAAGTGTTGTGCCATCAACCCAGGAATTACAGCTGCAGGTAATGACAAACCAGTTAATCCCATACCACCTGCTAAAACATCAAGCTGACCAGCAGTTTGGCGTAGTCTATTAGTCTGTGTAGTAGCTGCGGTAAAACCTTCTTTAGCTTGAGCTATGTCACCGTACAAACCAGCCCCAGCAACTGCACCACGCACTACTCTTCCAGCGGGTGTTTGTCCAACAATAGGGTTATTAACAATAGGTTTTAATGTTCGTAAAATACGGTTACCATAAGCAATGCCTTCATCTGCCATACCACGCATTGTTACAAATTTACCGGTAGTTTCTTTAACTAGACTTGGATCAGCACCTCGTGTCCGTACATCTACACCTAAATCACCTTTAATTTGTGTAACTTCTTTTAATGGAATATTTTCAGCTTCAAGAGCAGCCTCTTGCATAGCTGTAAACATCCCTCGTGTTTTAATAGGGTCGTTATAATAAGAGTCAATGATTTCAGGGGTCACATTATCTAAAGGAAAACCTTTAGTTTCCATAAATGCACGAAACCCTTCATCTTGAAACAAAGCATTCTGAGCTTGGTCAATTGACCGTCCAGCTATACCAGTAGGCCCATCAAATTGTTCAAACAACTCTGCTGCAGTGCTAACTGGTTTTGCTTGTAAACTTGCATCAAATGGTTTACCAGCATGTGCATCCATTCCTTTTAATTTAGGAATGTTTTCACCCATTGTAAGTTTAACTTCACGTTGTGCACCTACATCACCGGGTTTAGGTTGTGTGCTTTGACCCAAATGACTTTCACGAGTAAAAACAGTGTTCATTAACTGTTTAGGGTCATCACCAATTTTCCAACCTTTATCATCCAGCATTTTTAAGAACTCATCTTGTTCTGCTGGTGGTAATTTTATAAAAGCATCACGTAAACTGTTAAGTGCAATAATATGGTGAGCTTCAAATGCACCTGTTAAAGGTGAGTATGATTTAACTACTTTTTCTGATCTTGACGCTACTGAACGTAAAATCTGTACACCGTTTTTATTCTGTGATAAACCTTTCTCAATAATATCAATATAGCCCAAGCTGTCAGGAGAGAACAGAAGGGCTCCAAGTCCACGTTTAATTTTCTTTAACGTATTACCGCTAGTTTCTGTGAGAGTACGTTCGTCTGCAATTTGATCTAACAGTCTTTGGACAATTTTATGCCCTTCGGCACTTCTAGTTACAGCCATTAGCTAATGTGATCTAAAATACGTTGTTGTCTTTCTGGATGAAGACCGAAGCGTGCTAGCATCCAGTCTTCCCAGTGTTCGCTTCCTTTGCTCTGATTACAACTGCGACAGGCTGGGACGCAGTTACTTGAAATAGTTTCGCCGCCGTTAGAACGAGGCTTAACGTGATCAATAGTAAGTTCATGTAAGTCATAAGATTCTCCACAATAAACACATGTACAGCCGAAAGATTCTTTAACGGCACGCCTCCAAAGGCGTGTAGCTTCGGAAGACGTCATGGTTATTAGGTTTGCAATGTAGTAATCAGGATTAGGAAGTAAAGGAGTCATGCACGGCGCTTAGGTTTCTTACGAGCAGCATTAGAGCTAGCGTTTTGGGGTTTACCCTGTGTTGTACTGCCAGCGTAATGACCAGCTTCACGGGGATCACCCTTTGCCATCTTTAATTTGCGTCGTAATTTATTAGCGTTCGTGCGTAGTGACTTACCTTTTTCAGTTCGATTGTATGCAGTTTGTTGTGATTTATGGTTCCCGTTTGCGTATTTGGGACCATCAAAGCGTTTTTTCGCCATAAATCTCTAGTAAACACGCCCATACAGGCGTTTTTGTACCATTTCTGGGTCAACATCAGGCATAACCTTGGCAAGTTTTGCCAACGGGTTACTATCTGATGCAACACCGCTGATGTCATTGGCTTTGAGCCAGTCACATGCAGCCTTCAGGTCTTGAGTGGTGGCTTCTCCCGACTTAATACGAGCCAAAAACTCTTTAGTAACTAGGTTATGTAGCTCGTTAAACTGGGTTTCTGTGGCTTTTTTATGTGCCATGTCGTAAAACTATTTGGTCTAATTTGTTTTCAATGCGTACCATGTGGTCTTCCATGCGCTTAGTCATTACTGACAAGTCGGCTTTAGACACATAGTCCTGGGCAACGCCAAGTTCTATTGCATCTATACGCCGATCAAGACCACTGATACGATCGTGTACGTTATTTATTCTTTGATGTAGGCGGTTATTGAGCGCTGCTCCCCCGGCTATCCCGGCTATCGCTACGCTGATTAGAGCTTCCAGCATTATTTATAGATACGATTGGAACTATGTCATTACACAGGTGTTCAACACGTGAGCCAGGTCTAAATGTAAAACCTTTTCTCTGTAGCTGTGCACATTTCTCTGCTCTAGTTAATTCGTAGAGGAGACGCATACTTTGCTCGTGTCGTTTTGCTATTGCCTTGCACTGCTCGATCATTCCACTGTCAAGCGGCACAGAAAAATTAACCTGTGCACCCCAGTTGGAGTTTTTAACCAACCCCTCGGGATCCACAGGTCTTGTTTCGTTACCCATTATAAATGGGCTAAGTGTCATTGTCGGACCATTACAGGAATTGGACCCTGCAAAGTATTGACGTGACGGAGCTCCATTGTTTTGGAATTGCACCGCTTGATTTGTGACGTTACCAGTAGCAGCGGCAACAGGATTAGAGGTATTCTGTACGCGAGGTTCCTCAGCATAAGCCGGTCCTATTGCGAGAAGATAGACAATGAAGTAGTGGTAGAAGTTTGAGTAATTGTTTCGGTGATGTCGATGTCCTCGACGATTCCTGCAGCTCTGGTTACTGTCTCCAGTTGGAAATCGTTTCCTGCGGTAGTAATTGACCAGGTAGTTGCAGAATCTGTTATGTCTCCACTTGGAGTTACATTTGTGCCAGACCATGATGAATAAGCTCCACCATACACATCGGTATTAATACTCCGAGTGATGTTGGTTGTAGTAGTGGTGTTTGACTGCATACTGCCTTGAGTAAAGTTAGGCGTAACAGTCTGACCAAGTGCTACTGCTGGCGTAAAAACTAGAAGTGCTAGTAGATGTTTCATTCTTTTTTTTCACGGGTGATAGAGAACGTTGCCAATGTGCCGCTAAGAATAGAAGCAACATAGGTAGGGTCCATCTTTTCCATCCATCCTGCGTACGATGCCGTCAGGAGTCCTGCGGACCAGACGAGGACGAGGACCTTGATGAATCCTTCTTTTTTGTTATCTTTGTCCATGCAGTTTTGATGATAGGTTTTAGCAAAGAAACAAGGCGTTTAAAAACTGCAGTAGCTGTAAGGGTGGCCGCAACAGACACAGTTGCTGTGCTTACGGCAGTGACCAGGATTTCTTGACTAGGAACTGGCACCTCTTTATCAATAAGAGGCACCGTCACATAGTCCATTTCTGGTGCTTTAGGTGTATTGGTTGTAGGTGTATTTGGTTGTTTGCCTTCTAACGGTTTCCCTTTGACTCCAGGAGGCGCTCTAAGGGCGCTAGGAGGCACCACAAGGGGCTTGTAACTAGGTACATGAGCATCTGGTACCTCCAGTATCGGAACCGGCAATGCAAGCGGTTCTGGAAGGGCCATATAGGGAAGCTTAGGTGGCTCCCCTAAATCCATTAGAGTTTAGAAGCAGGGAACAAACCGTTGCGGATAAACTCAACGGCTTTATCGTCAACTTCATTATCGGTGGACTCAGCCAGTTTGGTGAGCATGTCAACGATAAGGAGTTTAACTTTGTCAGAGTTCAGAAAGCTGAACAGGATTGGACGGATAAGGGTGATCATAATTAAGAAGCCAGTACAGGCCAGGGAGTAAGGTGTGCAGCAGGGTTGTCAACGACTTCACCTGCATCATTAGTAATTTTGTCAGGAGCTTTCATAAGGGCTTCCAAAGCTTCAGTAGTAGAAACTGCAGCAATTTCTGCTTCACGTGTACCACACACAGTGCGTACAGCAGCACGATAGGTAGTTACATTGCTAGGAATAGCAGTGTCAGTTTCAGATTTGCGGGTTACATACCAATCGGTTTTAGACAGCAGAGATGCTGCAGAATCTTTCTGTTGTTGAAGAATACCGGGACGGATACCATAAGTGGTATTACCATCATCATCGGTACCGTTGTCTAGTTGACGTGGGTTGTCAGCACTAAAGTAATACTTAGAATCAAACGGTGCAGGATCTGCTTCGTAGGTAATACCAAGAGCAGTCTTTTCATCTTCACTGAGTTGTTTAGCCCACAGTTGTGAGTAAGACACTCCATCAGCAGTTTTAAAGGGACGGCCAACACGCAGCCGCCGTCCATCAAGCATATAAGGCATAATAAAAAATTAGTTAATTAACGTGCGGTTGCGGGTGGTTGATTTTGACCACCGAATGGATTCTCAGCGAATGCGGCGTATACATAGGTACCACCTGATTGGTTAGTCCAACCACCACCATCTCTAATCTTAAATCCATTAGACAAGAAATCTATTCCACCTTGTGTTATTTCATTGTTAGGAATGTCTGCAGCTATTACTAGCCTATTTGGGTTTTGAGGGCTCCTAGTGGTGTCATGAATAGACCACTCGCCGCCGAATGAGTTATCAAATCTTTTAATCAAAAGAAAAGCAGGTTTGAAGCCCAGGTATGTGTACGGACCATCGGCATCTGGCGATGTGCCACTGCCAAGGCCCGTGTACGAACCGAATTTTGAAAACCCTTCTTTTGGCGCCCAAACGTAAGCTACATAAGTGCCACCTGCTTGATTAGTTGCTCCACCGTTGCCAACGCTAAAAACTGAACTTGTTGGCGTTTTGCTGTCCCAAAAAGCTGAAGTTGACGCACTTTGAGCCGTGCTGTCATGTAACTCCAAAGACCTGTCATTACCTAAGCTCGCGTGATAAACGGCCCAGTTTTCAGTCGCGTTTCGCCGTTTAACAATAATAAATTCAGGTACTGCGTTTAATCCGTGTCCAATGGTGTTGGGACTGTTGCTAGCTTCTCCTGTATAGGTAACAATGCTAAACCCTGCATCTTGATTTGCAGAAACATTTACCGTGTTTGAGTTTGTGCCATCAGTATTAGTTACAGCAGTGCCACCTGCTTTCCAGCACCAGGCAGCGTATGTGTTTCCACTTCCATTTGTAGCGTCATGATTGCTAGTGCCTTGAGTAAGCACAAATCCATTGCTAGCGTTGTCAGAAACAAATCCAGCAACATTAGTATTAAGTTCATTCGCACTTCCCTCGGCATCGGAGACATCTGAGTGCAAATGTCTAGTTTCACCAAACCCTCTTACCGAATCATATAAAAGATGTGAGGCTGTACTGTTTCTGCGTTTTGTCCAAATAAAATCAGGTTCAAACTCTAACCCTGTTATGGTTCTGGGTGAAACATTATCACCAGACCAAGTAATTACATCAAAATAATCCCTGCCATTCTTAATCGTTGGCTCAGGCAGGTTGTTGGTTTCAAACCCGTTATCTGCTGCGGTAACACCAGCTGGCGCGTGCTGAAATTCTCTTTGTCCGTAATTAAGGTATTGATCGTGTGTATTATGAGGGCTGCCAATTGTAATGTTAACGGGCAAAACCATTCTGCCATCTACAAGTGGCGAGGAAGAAATATCAATAGCCCCTAAACTTGTTCCATTTCGGAAAAATTCCACTTCTTCGTCGTCAAAATCAATCAAACAACCAATAACATTGCTGGCTGCAATATTACTTGTGTAAGTTTGGCGAGCTGCTGTGTCTAGTTGAGTTTGTCCGTCATCACAAAGCAGCATCATGCCTTTTGCTCGTTCAGTTGCACTGTCTTGAAGGGTTGCAATGTTAAACCTGCAATCAGAAGAAGCAAAACCAATGAAGTTGTTGTTTGCTCCGCTACCGCTGGAGCTTACCTCCATTTCAAAAAATCTTTTGCCACTGTTCTGAGCACAAGTGCCAGGTGTTGCGGCCCAAGTTTCATCAACGCCATCTAGAGTTAAATTGGCATCCTGTGTTCCACGGCCTGTGGTTACTGTGCTTCTTAAAGCATTTAAAGTGGAATAGTTAGAAGTTGGCGTATCGTTGTAATCAAGGTCGTAATTCTCATGAGTGCTGGTAGTTTGGAAACCAGCTGCGGTCCAGTCGTTATTATTACCGCTTACATCATTGCCAGGATCAGAATTATCTGCAAAATCAAGGTGAAAACCATTGTTACCATAAGTACCTGTGTAATCCTGTGGCACCCATACACCGTCGGTGTTGTATTTGCCAAACTCATCAATTACGCCGTCTGTGTCACCAATTGCAGTGCCATCAATGAAATAAACTTGGGCGATGTAACCGTTCCACATTTCACTAGAACGGTTAGCAAAGTCACCACCAAGAAAATGTTCAACATTTGTATTAACGCCAGTTGATGCTTGAGTCCAAGTTTGAATTAAATCGCCGTTAATATACATTTTGATGTCGGTGCCATCACTTACATCAACTCGGTGATACCAAGCAGATGGGTCTCTGCGTAACGCACTTTCAAAAAGTCCAACTGTTGCTTGAGTCCAGCCAAAATTATTGCTTCTCGCCATGGTAAATTGCAACGGCGAAAGTGTGCCAAAAATCAGCTGGTCTCCTGTCGCATTTGATGTTTTTTTAAGCCAAGCGCTCCAAGTCCAGGTGTTACCACTGTTATTGGTAAAAGTACGGGTAAGCCTTTGTGTACCGTAAAACCTTACACTCTGATCAATAGGTGTGCCAAGGTCCGCAGATGGACCACGGAACCATTGGCCTTGTACAATATTTTCCATTAGGCAATCCCCTCAGTCCAACTCCCCAGCAAGAATTGAGTGCTGCTAATTACAAAGAATGGAGCAAGTGCGGGGAAAGAAGTAGGAGCAGTATATGAACCACCGGGATGATCCCACTCGGTACCAAAGCTAGAAGGAGCAGCAGTCACACGAATGACGCCGACTTGACCAGCTACACCATTAGTAGGGTTAGGGATTGCGATTGCACCGCAAGTCCACAGGTTGCCAGTTGCAAGGTCAAATGCACCAGCAGTAATAGTACGCTCAGTCATAGAGCGTTGAGCGGTGATAACAGCAGTTGCACCGCTAACAACCAAATTATTTACAGTTTTTGCAGTTCCACCATCAGATTGAATAGTGTCCGCACGTAGAGTTCCGAAAGGCATGATTAGAGAATTTTAAGGACTGAATTTTCGCCAACTTGGATAGTTTGGCCAGAAGCAATAGCGACGTCA